GTGAACTATACCTCCGCTTAACTCGGCTAGATCGTCGTGAAGTACGAGTGACGACCTTACCGGACCTAAGGGTACCTGCTAAAGCAGCCAACAAAACGGCGGATGGGTTGTTAATCCACCCGCGAAGCTTTGGAGGATGCTGACTGACATCTGATACTGAGAAAGATCTTTCAGAAATATGCAAATACCGGTAAAGTATTCCACCAGTATGCTTACTTCTTACGACCTTTCTCAAGTGCGAAGAGTGTACCTTTACGCCAGCTACGTCCATTTCATCGAAAGGAACCGGCATAAGCCGGCTACCCTTAAGAAGATATGAAACGACAGATGGCAGAGGGATACAATGCTTCGCAGACCAGTAGTTCAGCCTGTTGATAGCAGAGTACACGTCGTTAACGTCTAGGAGTTGCTTAATATACACTCCTCGGACGTCGCAACCGTAATAGAAATCACGGCCGCAGGACTCACGGAAAAGCCCTTCATTGAAGGACTTGTCTATGTTAACGCTGAAGCCACAAATTGACAAAAGGCGGGTAACGAGGTCATAAGCCTCGCGCACCACAATTATGTCATCGCCAAAAACGGCGAAGTTGCCCAGCGATCGATCATAGGGCCGGTCGAATTTAAGACCTTTGACCCTATAAGCGCCATAGACTAAAGCACAGAAAAATAACGTCTGCAAAGGGAACGTAAAAGCATTCCCCATTGAAGACACCATATGTAACTCAACCTCGGAACCATCTGGAAGGATGGCTAATGGCGAACGAGTCAATTCAAACCAGGCCGAAACCTGGCGTGGAAAGAACTCGCGAACCAATCCGAGAGACATCGAGTCGGAAGCAGAGGAGAGATCGATAGTACCAAACTCTCCCGTTATCGACCCGAGCTGAGCTAGCGCACGGTTCTTATCGGGCTGCGTTGCGAGGTCAATACAACACACCTTGCGAAGCTGCTCTTCAAGAACGTTAGCTATACCCTTCTGAAAAAGCATATTACAGACGGGTTCAGTACATATGGTCCGGCTTATTTCCGTCGTCTTAGGTACAAAACTTAAGCGACTTCCTCGAACTACCTCGGTGTCCCGATTTACTCGTCTGATAGACTCAACGTCAGACCAGATAGGGTCATTAGAGATAGCCTGCAAGAAAAGCATATGCAGAGATGATGATGTTGCCGCCATCGTTCCGGTTCCGACTTTCGAAAGAAAGTCAGTTCCGAAACTTCCGATGTTGGCTCCGTTGCCGAGGCCAAAGCCGTCGGTGATAGAGTAGGAATCCATGATATTATATGAATTCTCTCCTCTAGCATAAAAGAAGCGATGGATAAAATCCTTTGCTTCTCCGATTGCGATAGCTTCGACATTGGTAAGGCTGTGTGTGTCAAGTTTGAACTCCTTGCATCTGGAATTAATCTTTAAGAATAATTCCAGTGCGGCACAGTCCGCTAAAGGTAGGGTCTTCTCGCAAAATTTCTTGAGAAGGCTCTTCCTCAGGGACTGCATCGCAAACTGCTTAGAGTTCATCCCTGGGTAGGGATTTAACGTCCCATTCCACCCAGCCTTAAACAGATCAGCTTCGAGTAAAACTGGTAAAGTACCAGCGTAATCACGCATAGCATCTCCAGATGTAACGCAACTTACAATTCAGAAACTGAACTGTCAGTTAGCGCATTGAGCTCTAAATCAAGATCAGATGATGCCAGAGACACAAGTGTCTCCGGTCCCAGCTGATTGTTGAGAGAGAGCACCGATGTGCGCTGACAGAGCTGCTCTGATGTTGGCCGGGTCCGTAGTATCGCTTCCAGCAGGCACATCGATAATCGTTGTGATCTGAAGGTTAGCATACGGTTGGCCCGTCAACGGAAGGACACCCTTGCGGGTGATCAGCTTGTAAGAATTACGCGGAACATCTTTCACGAGACCAGTGGTCGGATTCGGCTTTCCAAGACTCCGGAATACCCGAGGACGAACAAAGGTCAAAGTGAAAGGCGATGCAACAGAGTGACTTGTCACGCCGGTCTGCGTCCCGCCCAACGCCGTCACAGCATTTTGCTTCCCGTTGTTATCGGGGGCAATATCCGCGGTCAAAGTATAGGTTGGAGAAGTGAAGCCCGTCTGTGCAGCGCCGGTAATCGGCGAGGTGACTGAAATAGTCATTTCAACTCCAAAGAAAAGAAAAGATAGTCTTCATCTCCTGTAGTTACGAGGAGACGGAGACTGCGGGTGCACTCTAGTGTTAACGGATGCGAGGAGGGCGGCGATGTTAGCAAGCCGCCCATTCGAACCCGGGTACGTAAAGTATAACGATGGAGTAGGAACTCCTACGTTAGCAGAACGCGTAACACTTTTGTGCGTAAGTACCATATTACCAGGACGGACAATATTAATGCTCTTTTTCAGAGTCGGAGGAAAAGTGGTAGCACTACCGAAAGTTGACGTCATAGTCAATTCGGTCGTACGGATGTCAGATTTCGACACCCACGCCACATTACTCGTATCTGTAACAGATGCACTAAGCATATCGCCAATATTGGCGAAATAGTCCGCGAGAAACGACCATGGGAGAACTTCCCATGCAGTAGGAACAAACTCACTTGGCGTAAAGCCAAATCGAGCGAACCTATCCCGCGCGGTCGTTGCTGCTCGAGCATAAACTGCCCCACGATATCGAACTACATGATGGCGCCTTACTCTGTCAGTAAACAACACTGCGTTGTAGGAGCCAGCCTGAGGGACGATATAATCGTAATGGGTGGAGAGGCCAGTCTTCATTTCATCTTTGCCGCCAGAACTGATCCTAACAACCCGATCGGTTTTATCCAAAAGGGAGTTAAGAGCACCAAAGGCGTCATCAATGTCATGCATGAGAGGCTGCCACCCAAAGGCATTTTCGAGCCAGGCCTGTCCTAGGTTCTTCTTCCAGTCCATCCCTTTGCGTCCACCTTTACGCTTTTGGCGTTTTAGGTTTTCGACATAGTTATTGACTAGGTTAGAAAGACCTTCAGCAGGTCTGCGTAGCATGCGAGCGGTATCCCTGAATTCCCCCAAGAACGTCGGTCCTGACATAGCGACCATTTGTTTACGAACTTGGGAAAGGAAACCAGTCGCAGCCCTGGAGTCAGC